TTTGTGAGATTGCCCGCTGGGGAAGGCTTTTGCTGCACAATATCTGTGAGAATAGGGGGCCTCGAATAACCCCAATGAGTTGCTAGGTCTCCAACACCTTTAGCAACCATTTCTGTAGCACGTGCATACGGTCCGATTGTAGGAACGTCTTTGAGTCTGCCAGCAGCATGTGCAATTGCTGAGGCAGGTTTGGAAATAATCCCCTTTCCATATTCATCTCCAGAATTGAGCATTCCGGATTGAGGGGAGTAATCCAATGCTGTGAGCGTGGTATCTGCCGTTGGCATGGTTAGCACAACGTCAGACGCCCAAGCATATACCGTAATTGTGACTGGATCGTCTCCTTCATTTGCATGTTGGAGGTTTCCAAAAGATTTAATCACCAACTCGCCCATATCATTCCTGTCAGTACTACTCAGGGATAAGTAGTTCTTCTGCCAGAAAAATGGCAAATCGAGTTGTCCTCCTGAATTATTTGTTGGATTCAAGAAGAAATGCGGTTTTTGGGATGCGGCTATGAGATCCACAGTGAGAAAATTTCTTTCCACAGTGATGTCATCATAACCAGACAACGGATTATAAGATACAAGAGCACGACCATAGTGAAAGCTTGTGCCACTGATGACCATTTTGACATGCAATTTGCTCCTGTAGAGTTCGAAATTGGCGATCTTCTCCCTAACACGAGGGTCATTGAGAAAGAGAGCCCAGGGATTGAGTCTCTCGAAGAGAGGCTGTCCAACTGTCCAGCGGTACTCTCCAATTCTAGTTGGCCTGCCGAGAAACGACCCGAGCGAGGCATCTGAAGTGCTACTCAAATTCATGGTAGCGTCCATTCCGGAACCGATTGAGGTGGTCCATCCAGGGTCCTGTTCTTGGAAATTGGTGATCTCAGCCGTCATATTGGCTACACCTTCCTCCTGAATGGTTCCTAAAGCTCCAGATTGGGGTACATATAAAGTTTTATAAATATTGTAAAAATTAGTAATGCGATTTGTTGATAAGGGTCAGATACATGCATCATTGCACCTGCCTATTTGCACTTTTGTTTGTGGGGCTATTAACCACTGCCACTAAATAGTGACTCGCATGTTCGCGTCATTCTTGTCTCATGAAAGCAGTCTGCCTGCAAGGTATGTGCTAGACCATACATAACATCTGTAATCAGTCATGAGTTCGGTTTTGGTTTCATTGTTGTAACGACGACACTACCGCAGCGCCTCCGGATCTTTTTACGACATATCAGGTCGGTATGAAAGTTATAAATCAATAGGAATACTATCGAGGAATTCTGCTATACAAGCAGGAAAACGGGGTTCCCCAAAAGCTTCCACTAACATAAAACCATATTCAGTGTATGTTATACCATATACAGTCAGATCAGGACGCAGCACTTCAACAACTTTAGCATATTTAATAGCTTGTTCTTTGACTTTCTGCTTGAACATACTATGACGTCCAACGACACGTTTACACTCTATTACTAGAGCCACATCATCGTAGACATACAATAGATCTCCTTCTCCAAAACATTGAGAGATAACGGGGTATTCGGCGAGCATTGGTTTGCCAAGGATACTCCTTACACGATTACATAAAATAGATTCCTCACTAACTGCTTCAGTTACGGTACTGTTCACAGTGGAGGATTTAACAGATATTGTTGCGGGAACGGTGAACTCATCGAGCTCCAAGTCCCTAATTGTTCTATCGATAACAGCTAATTTGTCTTCACGATCGTTGACTGCGAAGTTATGCTGAATAGAGTTGCGCATATGTTGCAACATCTCCATCGATCGGCCGGCACATTTGCGTTCGTACCAAGCTTCCGCATTGAAAACACGTCCCATTTGGGGAACATACTTTTGCTTCCACTGATCTACACGGGTGTCAAAATCGTCATCCAAGGTTCGGCAGGGAAGGTTAGCCCGACGGGCAATTTCCTTCATCTGTTCTCGCCTAGATTCAAATACCTCACGGCCATGAAAGAACCACTCTCTGAGGGCTCCATCCACATTTTGAGTACACACTTCTTCAGGGGTCACCTCCTTTGATTCCAAGATAGAATGGAGGGACTTAAAAATGGAGGCTTCTTCGAGCACTCCTACATACACACCAAGATCCTCATCATATCTGTCCTTTCGCTTCAAAAAATCAGCTTCATATCGGGACATAAAGGGTCGAGGTGCGGACTCTTTGTCAGGCATGGTAAATTTCATATCGTTGGCTTCAAGTGTTTCCGCCATTGACACGTGGTTGAATTTGTCGTAACCAGGTCGTACGGACCCTTTGGCATCATCGCCATAGGTCATTAGTGTTACGAGGTCTCTGAAGCGTGCAGCACGCCCCAAAGATAGTTCTTTACCAATTGTTTTCAACTCTGCAGGTGAATACGCTTCATAGAAACAGATGCGATGCAAGAGTGAATTTACAATACTGTTGATGTATACGGTCATATTTTGTCCCGAAGGATTGGTGCCTAGAAACCTAATAAGAGTTCCATTATAAGCAACCAATGGTGTGCATACATCGTGGGCAATCACGCGCATTCTTTTAAGATCTGAAGCGGTGTAATTACCCGACCAAGTTGCTATTTTAATCATGATAGCGAACGCAGAGATAGTTAGCTGTGCGGGCATGCGGAGATCATATTTAGAATAGTCCCCAGCAATAACTCGGTCATCCCCAAATTTAGCCATAAAGCGAGAGAGTTCGTCCCACTCTGGCCCGTGTGAATTAACTCCAACAGCTGTCTCAGACACTAAGGGGTACAGTGACATAAAACGTGCAACAGGTAAAAAGTACTTCCTAATTGCATACTGGAGAGCTAGCGGCGCGGCTTGAAAAACACGCACCTTATCCTTGGTTAACTTCGTTGGCTCATCCTTAAGACTAGCCCCAAAAATCATATTGAGTGACTCACCTGCATCAGCAGTAGTAAGCACCCGTGCGATTTCGGCTTGAATCTCAGGAGTGAAGTCGCGAGGACATGAATGTTCGTCTGTTGGCGGTAAATCTACCAGATGACGAGATTTGGGACCCCCAATTGGGTATCCCATAGAGGTTTTGGTAACCATGGCGTCGATGAATCGCCTTCCCTCAATCCCAGAAATAGTTTCTTGATGGGAGAGGGGTCGCATCTCGGCGCGGTGTAAAGAACTGTCGCGCTGAAATACTTGCTCTATTTCTGCAAGGTAATCATCCATTGCAACTTCCACCTTCTTAGGACTGAAGCCCACAGAGGGTTTGGAGCAAACCTCGAGTGATTCGTACCAGGGTCGCCAGCTTTGCGAATCCACACGACCGTCAGCCAATTCAATCGGCTTGACAAACTTCGGTGGACCGTGCGCATTAGCAACACCTGTCACATCTTCAACGATCTTGGAAATAGGCGTCTCGATTACTCGAGATGTAAATTTCGCCTTCCCCGTGACCGTCCCGTAAGCAACTACGGCAGGATCGCCTGTGATGAAGTTAGTAGGGCACTTGCGGTGAACATTACCGCTAATAGCGTATTCTTGCCCCATCATCTTGTCAGGTAATTCAGCTGCCTGAGGCGCTTCCATAAAGGTCGGACTCAAGTTAATTAATTCGGTTCTTGCAGCTACTAATTGTGGTAGTGTAACCGCGAAAGCACATCCCTTTCTGGTATCAGTGACGCCTCCAATATGGAAGCCCAAAATCTTTTTCTCGCGAGAGTCTGAGACAATGGGGGACATGCACATCCCTTCAAAAGTTCGCATGTTGTTTAGGGTGTAAAAGGAACCGGGAAAAACGGCACAGCCGTTATATACATCTGGTGCGAATTGCCACAAGGTATTATCCTGAAATTGTTTTAAGTTGTAGGTAACACCATGCAATGTAGCGTGCACTGGATGCCGAAC